CTCTAGTCTAATTTCAAAAATTCAAGAACGTGGTTATGTTCAAAAGGGAAATATAGAGGGGGCTAAGGTAAAATGTACAGATTATCAACTAGTTGGAGAAGAATTAGAGGAGATCGAACTGGATAGAGTGTTCGGAAATGAAAAAAATAAATTAATCTTGCAACCACTGGGAAAAATGGTGGTAAAGTTCTTAATTGACAACTTTGATGAGTTATTTGTGTATTCCTATACGGAGAATATGGAGAAAGAGTTAGATAAAATCAGCCAGGGAGCAACAATTTGGCAGGATTTATGTCGGGACTGTGACGAGACCATGGGTAGTCTACTGAAAAATGTAACAATATCTAAACTAGAAATAAAGATTGATGATAATCATACGTATATGATCGGGCGCTATGGACCGGTTATTAAACATGATGATAATGGTACCATCAAATTTAAAAAAGTAAAAAAAGATCTTGATATGGAGAAACTTAGAAATGGAGATTATAAATTAGAGGATATTGTTATTGTAGAAGATACATTTATTGGGCGCAGCATTGGTTCATTTAAAAATGAGGAAGTCATATTGAAAAAAGGAAAGTTTGGGTTGTATATGACACATGATGGTAAAAACTATTCGCTTAAAAGTATAAGAAAACGCCCTGACACCATTGTATTGGAAGATGTGATTGATATATTATTGGGTAAAAAAAGTACCAATCCTAAAGTTCATCGTATATTAGATAAAAATACATCGATAAGGAAGGGGAAATATGGGTTATATATATATTATAAGACCGAGAAGATGAAAAAACCACAGTTCTTTGGAGCAAAACAGTTATTTGGCAACGAATTCAGTACAGCAGATCTGGCTACCCTTCCCGATAAAACAATACTCCAAGCGGTTAATAAGCATTTATAAAGTATATAATCCGGGAATTCTTACATTCTTAGCCCGAAGTTGTTCATTTCGTAGCATATTAAATTCAATAGTAAAGGACAATGGCAAGCATTTAAAGTCAACCAAACGACCATCATGGTATCGGAATTTAAATTTTAGTCTAGTGAGGCGCTCAATGGGTGGTTCATAATGAGAAATATTCATTAAAAAGGCATTTCTTGTATCAAAAATCTGTGAGAACGCTCTACAGGGTACAGGGATTTTGGCAAAGGCAGAGTTTACTTTGCCATGATAATCATTGCACCGTTCTGCTGATGTATTTTTAGAATAAGGTGCTATTTCATCCATAGTATTATATCTATCTACTTCCATATAAATGACATCTGCTCCCATAATATTAATATTACATATTTTTGCTCTCTCCTTCCATTCTTTTTCTGTAGGCGGTGGAGGACCGGATGCACGACCAGGCAAAGGAGGATACGGACTTCTATTATCATTACACGGGTAACACCACGATACACCGTACCGACCGATCATCCCAGAAAGTACGGATAAATCTGCAGGTGGGCTTGGATCTCTAACATCTACAAAATAATTATTATTATTGATACCTTTTAGCCAGTATTTATTAAGATTATCTTTTTGATAATCAAAACCGAAGGGACCGCCGGCATTTTCTAATGTATTGGTGGTAAAGTTCCATTGTTGCGGCGTTTTAGTACTTTCATAAATAGTTTTCTGATATCCTAGATTGGAAGGGAGTCCCCAATCTGTGTATCTTTCCCAAACAATAACTTGATTAGGGCATAGTTGTCTATTGTATTCCCGTTCATAATCGAATTTGACATCAAAACGGAGAGAAAAAAACTCCTTATTATTTCCAAACCAAAAGGTATTCGTCACTTTATTATATTTGCAAACAAAGTGATTATATACGACACCCAATTCATCTGAAACAGCTTTATTCATTTTAGTCTGTATTTCGGTAGCCAATTCATCGGGAGTATATGACCCCTCTTCAATCTTAATAGTATAATATGTTTCATATGTCGTCGGTCCATATGGGGCGAGACTGAATGCGAGCATTGTATTTTGATATTGAAAACTAAAAACATATTGATCATTTGGAATAGAAATAGTGTCTAATCGCATGGATTGTACATTTTTTAAGGATGATGGTAACATAATTTCAAAATGATTGGCATGAGTCCATTTGGATATGTCTCTATCGGTGGAATGAAAAGAGATCAGCTTTCTATCAAGAACGTATGTTTGTTCTCTGGGGATTAAAGGATGGTTTTGTTGTGTATTAAAGTTACTCATTTAATAAATCGTTAGATTTTATTTTTATATTCATATTATCCCGATATACATTAGTATTTAATTTTATAAATACTAATATATATAAATGGCAAGTTTGCGAAGAAAAGAAACCATAGAATCAGATGAATCAGGAACATCTCCACTTTCAGCGCGCGCTGCAAAAGGTGGTGAAATTACTAATGATATGAGACGTGGAGCAACGATGCTTCAATGGATGTGGGTATTTCGTATATTTATATTGATTGGTGTAACTATTTTTACCATTGGACAAATTTCTGGGATTCCGGATGGAAATCTGGCTGCATATCTTTGGTTTGCCATTGGGTTATTGGCTTCATGGATTTTAGCAATGAGGCTTGTGGCAACAAATCAATCGGGTACATTTGGGGGCGCGCTAAATACAATTTCGGTCATGTTACCCAATCTAGGAACTTTAATACCACTGGCTATTTTAATATTTATAACTATAAAAATCAGACCAATTCTAGAAAAGAATCCAGACACTTTGCCTACTAAATTCTTTTGGTTTAACAGATTTTCCTTTTTCTTATTAGTCATGCAGCTATTTATTTTGAATAAATTCTATGTATCACAGTCTGACCCAAGTGGCGACTCGGCTGCCTGGAGAAGTGTTTGGGTGGCGGCAATTATTTTATTCTCTGTATTAACATCAGCGGCGGCGATTGAATTATTTGTAATTGTTACATCTTTTGTCACGGATGGTTAAAGAAAAAACGAAAAGTAATGCCGTAATTGGCAGCATCTGTCCATACGCCAGAAATCTTAAGTAATATTTGCACATTCTGATAATTAAATTTTCTATATTCATCTTCTGAGAATATCTTTATGAAACCTTGAGATAGTTGTTCTTCTATTCTGTATGTCGGTGTTTTATTTTCATTTGGACAGACCGATAGTATATCTTTTTCAAGCTGTTTAATATTATCTATGACAGACTTATTTCTAACTTTATCGAATGTGCATTTAATTTTATTAAAATAACTTTCTAGATGAATATTCTGCAAATCAAAGTACAAATGGACACCATTCATACTGAATGAAGATGGTGAATAAAATATACGATAAAAGTTTCCATTATTTAGTATATTGTTTTTTGTCTTTTCAGAGAATAATATATAATCCTTATTGTATTGGTCTTGATCTATAGCAATTATCATGTTAAATATTTATTTAATATATATTTAAGTCAATTATTGAGTCTCTAAATTCCTCATATAGTATAAAAGTAGTATATTTTCTGGTGTTAAATCGTTTAATTCTTGAATTTGAGATAGCGCTATTTTACATTCTTGTATTGCTATCTTCGTTCCTCTAACCTTTTCTTCTAGATATGTTTTCCATAGTAAAGAAAGATTGGGATGCGTCTCCTTATACTGCTCCATACGCGTTAAAATATCTTGTACCTCCTCATCCATTATTTGAATATAAATGTAAGTATTTAAATAAAGATACAGAGGATTATTATCTATGAAGTATTATGAAACTAAGTTTGAAGAATATATTACATCGTGCGAAAAAAAAGACCTTCATCCGGAAACAACATCTATTTTTAAGACAGTACATAGTAACTTTGACTTTCAGAATAATATAATATTATACGGTCCGCCTGGAGTAGGTAAATATACCCAATCATTAAAATTTATAAAACCCTACAGTCCATCAGGATTAAAATATGAACGTAAAATGAATGTGAATCACCAAAAAAAAAGGCAACATACATTTAAAATTAGCGATATTCATTTCGAAATTGATATGGAATTATTAGGTTGTCATGCTAGAGTCTTATGGAATGAAATTTACAAGGCTATACTAGATATTCTGTCTGCCAGACAATCGCATAAAGGAATCATCGTCTGTAAAAACTTTCACAAAATTCATAATGAGTTATTAGATATATTTTATAGCTACATGCAATCATTGGAACATAAAAATATTAAAATATCCTTTATCCTTATTACAGAAACAGTGAGTTTCTTACCAAAAAGCATATTGAATCGTTGTATAACTATACCAATAAAAAGACCGACAAAATCGCAATATAAAAAGTGCATTGGTTCTACTCTTTTTAACAGTGTTGATGCAAAAAATATATCAAATATTAAATCTATAGTTAGTAAAAATGATGAATTGAGATACCCTAATAGAATTATTGTTAATCGGTTAATTGCTGATTTGGAAAACTATAAAGAATTGGGTTATCTCGCATTCAGAGATAGAATATATGATATTTTCATTTACCATTTAGATCTTTATGAATGTCTTTGGTACATATTAGCGCATTTCATAAAAGAGAAAAATATAAATGGTCAACAACTGGAAAATATCCAGTTGTTTCTCTCCAACTTTTTAAAATTTTACAATAATAACTATAGACCCATCTATCATTTAGAGAGATTGATGTTCTATTTATGTAGTGTTGTTCATGAATTATAATAGTGCATTGGAAATTTTAAATCTTAAACCAGAATACACAGATAAAGAGCTAAAACATGCGTACTACCGCCATTCGTTAAAGTACCATCCCGATAAAACTGCATCACAAGATGCTGATAAATTTAGAAAAGGGAGAGAAGCATACGATTTTCTACTCCGTCATAAAAACATGCCAGTTTCTGAAGAAGATGATGATGTATCATATGTCGCAATCTTCAAGAAATGTATGAAATTTATGATACCGGAATTAGAAGATGATGATAAGTTTATTAATAACACCTTACAAACGTTGACCAACTCTTGTAAAACAGTAACTTTAAAAATAATAGAAAAAATGAATAAGGATCGGGCATGCCACGTATATAATTATCTTAAAAAATACAAGGACATCTTCAACATAGATGATGATCTTAGTAACGATATTTTGGATATAATAAACAAGAAAACCTGTTCCGATAATATAATAATATTAAATCCAGATATAAATGATTTAATCTGTGACAAAATTTTCAAATTAACACGCGAAGGGAGAGATTATTATGTACCACTTTGGCATACAGAAATAACATATGATGTGTCAGGAAATGACCTCATTTTACAGTGCATCCCAGAGTTGCCCAGCAATATATTCATTGATAATTATAACAATATCCATATTACTATCGAAGGCGATGTGAATGAAATACTAAAAAATGAAGAGTTAACATTTAATATTGGAGATAAAACATTTCAAGTAGAATGTAAATTATTGAAAATATGTAAAAAACAAACATATATACTAAGAAAACGCGGGTTATTGCTTGCACAATATGATGATTTATATGATACGAGTAAGCGCGGAGACATTTATATTTATCTTAATTTATAATCATAGTATTATACATAATGGTAAGATACTATGGAAGAGCAAAACAACGGACAGGTGCTGTTAATACAAATCAACTGGGTTTAAAAATGTCGTACTGGTGGTAGCATAGATTAAAAACTAATTTATCATAGAAATAAAAATTTTATAAATCGTTATTTCTATTTATCTAACGCAATTAGGCATCACTTTTCTTGGTTTTCTTGCGACGGACAACCTTCTTCTTCTTAGGCTTAGGCTTCTCCTCCTCAACAACCTCTTCCTCCTCCTCTGCGTCGCTGCCACCTGAGTCTGCAAGAGCGGAATTCATCTGAGGAGCCTCCTCCTTACCCTCGCCCTCATCCGACTGCTGAAGAAGCTCATCGTCATCAGAATCGGCTAGAAGATGGCAAACACCTGTACCAAGTAGGCGGACAGGCTTACGGACGCGAGCCTGAACAAGCTTCCAAGTGACACCAAAGCGACCACCCGCCATCCAAAGACCCGTGCAGGCAATCAGTCCCTTAATATGAGACTTTGAAGGGACAAGATCCAGCGGCGTCTTATCTCCCTGAGGACCAACCACGCCGTCGCGTTCTGGTGCAAAAGTCGGCTTACCCTCCCAGTCAAATAGCTCGATATTAAACTTGCCCTCCCAATAAGGGACCTTGATCTTCACATTGGGATCACGGCTATAATCCACCTCGCCGGTGTTCTTGTCCTTGGGATACTTGAGAATTGGATACATCATTGCTTCCGCCACCTCGCGGCTCATCTTTGACTTTCCAAACCACTCCTTTGACTTTGTAGTGGATGCATCATCTAGAATTTTATCCTGCATCTGCTTCAGCTTTTCACAAAAGCTCTTAATGGCTGCAGACTTTTCATTTTCAAATACAATGGCAAGATCGTATGAGACCCTACCAGAAGTCTCGTCAACACGCTCGTTGACGCCCCAAGTGAACATAAGGGGGATAGCTAGGACAAGCGGCTGTCCTTGGAGACGAATTTGCACACTCTTACCGCCGCGGCTGTTAACCTTGGCTGACTGGTAAGCAATGGCATCAGGGCTGAAGTGCTTGGCGTTTACGATGAGTTCGGATGGGCTAGACATGATCAGGATTATGTCTTATTTTAGAGACAATCTTTTAAATCAATTTTTTGAAAAATTAGGTCCGTATCAATTACTATTATGTCACGTAATGAACAATACTACACAGCCTAATAGGTTTGAAAAAATAATAATAAAGATATTAATACTTGAATAACATAGAATGTATTTGTGGATCGTTGTTGTCGGTGGAATATTTGCCTTTTTTGCCAGCGCCGGCATAGGAGCAAACGATGCAGCAAATGCTTTTGCTACATCTGTGGGTTCAAAAGCATTAACTATTAAACAAGCTGTTTTTTTGGCAGCTATTTTTGAGACAGCCGGTGCGATTTTCATGGGCAATCATGTTACTGATACCATTAGAAAAGGCATAGCCGATTATCAATGTTTCGAAGAAAATCCGTATATTTTGATGTATGGTTGCATGTGGGTAATTTTATCTGTTGGTATCTGGTTATTTACGGCAAGCTATTTTGAAATGCCGGTATCAACGACGCATTCTTGCGTCGGAGGTATGATAGGAATGACTCTAGTCCTTGGTGGCAATGACTGTGTGAAATGGTACGTATACAATGATACCTTTCCTTATATTGGGGGAGTAAGTGGCATCGTACTATCTTGGTTTATATCACCTATATTATCTGGTATAACAGCAATGTGTATATTTTATGTGACACGCTGCACTGTTTTGCGTCATGACTTTAATTCAAAGCGATTGAACTGCATTTATCCTGTTTTAATTGGCTCAACAATTACAATAAACACATTTTTTATAATATATAAAGGAGCTAAGGGGTTGGGGTTACATAAAACACCTTTAGGGATAGCTTTTGGAGTAGCTTTTGGAGCTGGTGGTATAGCGGCGCTCATAACGTTACCTATTGTGCCAAGAATAAAAAATTATGTAGAGAAAAAATTTACTAGAGAACAATCGGTAGAAATAGAAATACGCGAGCTTGAAGATACTATCGTTGAAAGTAAGGCGAATCTAAATATTAAGTCAGACCATGAATTAGAAAGAGTTGTCAAGATTCATACCTCCGCCGAAAGATTTGATGAAAAGACCGAGGAAGTTTTTAAATATTTACAAGTTTTTACTGCAATATGCGATGCTTTTTCTCATGGTGCGAATGATGTAGCAAATGCGATAGGTCCATTTGCAGCTATATATGTGATATATAATTCCGGTGGCGACTTGAATAAAAAAGCTAGTATGGGGAACGACGCGTATTGGATTTTAGGAATGGGTGGTATAGGTATCGCATCGGGATTATTCATATATGGGAAGAAGATTACCATGGCTATCGGAGAGAAATTATGTAAAATTACACCATCAAGAGGCGTAGCAATTGAACTCAGCTCCGCACTGGTTATAATAGCGGGGAGTAGATTTAATTTACCATTATCGACAACCCATTGTCAAGTTGGTTCAACAGTTGGTGTTGGATTATTAGAAAAGGGCGGTAGAAAATGCGAAAGTGTAAACTGTAATGTATTTATAAAGACAGCATGCGGTTGGGTCATAACATGTGTTGTTGTTGGCGGTACAGCCGCTCTATTAATATCGCAAGGGGTATACTCACCGTCCGTTATTGGATGGGGGACCTGTATAGGTAGAAATGTTACAAACTAATAAACCGTATTTATTAATACTACATACATGTAGTACTCATAAATACTAATAATATTTATTTCCAAAAAAGATTTAAATTTTAGACATATTATATATAAAATGACGAAAATCTCTCCAAAAACTTTTTTGAAGAATAATATTTTTGAAAAGAATATCCCCAAACCATCCAAACGACGTAAGGTGACTGTGGATGAGTTTTCTGTACCATCTTACAGTGAATGGAATTTATTGCTTGAGAAGAATTACAATGTATCGCAATTGAAGAGTATGGCGCGTTATTATAAACTAAAGGTATCAGGAAATAAAGGTGAATTGGTAGCACGAGTCTATAATTATTTAAAGTATTCAAACTATGCAATTTTGGTTCAGAAACATTGGCGAGGGAAATTGAGGCGCAATTATAATAACTTGCAAGGGGCTGCCGCGTTGAATAGGAAATGTACAAATACAACAGACTTTCTATCATTAAGCGATGTTAAAAAAATACCGTATGCGCAATTCTTTAGTTTCAAAGATAATGGTCAAATGTTTGGTTTTAATGCAAAATCTCTCCATAACTTGATTTTAAAGAACGAGTTGCCGACCAATCCATATACACGCGAAACAATATCAAAAAGTACACTGGAAAAGTTTAACAAATTTTTGAAATATAGCAAAATTCTGCGCGAACCAACGAACGTCATTTTGACAGATGATACAACACATTTGTCGCTTGAAAAGAGGACGGGATTAAAGGTACAGAGTCTATTTTATAAGATAGACTCGTTTGGACATATTACTAATCCCGAATGGTTCATGGAATTAAGCAAGCCCTTGCTCATAAAACTGATACGCGAATTAGCGGATATATGGGAATATAGAGCGCAGCTTTCCGATACAGTTAAAAAGGCAATATGTCCGCCTCATGGAAACCCATTTGCGGGTATTAATATCAATCATTTAACAACACAAAATTTTCAACTGGTTCGAACCAATATATTGAATATTTTTGAAGGATTGATTTCTAAAAGTCCGAACAGAGAAAACCAATCTCTGGGAGCATATTACATCTTATCTGCCATTACATTGGTATCAGAACCCGCAGCTTTAGCACTTCCATGGCTTTACGAGTCTGTAGTATACAATTAATTTGATATTTTGCGTTTGTATTTAGCAAAATGTCACTGTTAAGCGTCTCAAAATATTTTAAATATATTTATTCCTCAAACAACTTAAACAGTAATTCCATAAGTAGAGTATAATGCCAAAGACGAAGGGAAGTTCCAAAAAGACTGCTGCTAAGAAGGCTGCCAAGCCTAAGACTACTAAGTCCGCCAAGAAAGCTAAGGCGGCAACCAACGTTGTTGAGCCAGTTGCTCCAGCTGCTCAGGTTGAGAAGGTCGTGGCTCCTGTTGAGGAGACCCCGGCAACTCCGTCCCTGACGGATGCGTTTGTTGATGTTCTCGCACTGCTTACGGCACTGCGTAGCCAGCTTACTGCTGTTACGGGACAGGTTCGGTCGCTTCAGAAGCGTGCCGATCGCGAGCTTAAGAATGCCCACAAGGCTAGCAAAAAGCGTGCGCGCCGTAGTGGCAACCGTGCCCCTAGTGGTTTCGTGAAGCCTACCAAGATCAGCTCAGAGCTAGCAGCCTTCCTCGGCAAGCCTAAGGGTACCGAGATGGCACGCACTGAGGTGACTCGTGAAATTAATGGATATATTCGCCAACACTCTCTACAGGACCCACAGAATGGACGCCGCATCCTCGCAGACGCCAAGCTCCGCAAGCTACTCAAGCTTAAGCAGAGCGACGAGCTCACCTATTTTAATCTACAGCGCTACATGAGTCCGCACTTCGCTAAGAAGAACACGGTTGTCGAGTCAGCGTAAATTTGAAAATACCTGAAAAACAATTAAAAATATCCGAAAGGATTGGATAATAATTTAATACTATTGTTAAATTATTATGGAAATATAAATCCGTCTTTTTCAAGCACATATTTTAGTTTTTGATGATCAATGTCACGATTGCGTATCAAGAAGTAACTAAGCTGTTGTAGGGTATTTTTAATTGTATTGCGACATACCGCATCCTCATTCATAATTTTTTGATGCATGTCCTTTTTCAAATACTTATTATCTAACAACCAGTGAATAAATGGGGTATTAACCTCCGATTCATTATAGAGTTCATACAAATCGTAATTTTGAAATATATTTCTGTCGCCCTTTGCTATATAATCTGTCCCTGAAGCTAAACACATGGTTCGGAAACTGTCCATGGACATATTTAATTTGGAGAGAATTGTAGATAAATCATACATAACAGCGGTATGATTTATAAGACTGATATATTTAAGAACGCGGTGACAACCATAAACAAATAAATCCGTGTCCTCACTAAGGCAAGCATATGCGGCTCCATTCAAAACAAGGGCTGCACATAGTTCATCCGCCTCCCCTTTTGCGACCCTATACATTATTCCGTATGCATCAAGCAAATCCATTATATTTTTCATATCATCAGGAGCCAATCTTACGAAAGTTCTACGCAACTCCCCCATTTTGTTGATTATTTTATCCTTCTTTACCCCGTTTGTTTCCTTCAACTGTACTTCATATTCCTTATACTTCTTTAGAGCGCGTTGTTTTTCCTTATTCCGCTTTTGAATCGTTTCACGCTTTTCCTCTCTTCTCCCTTTACCATCAAATACAAAGAGAGGGCGAATACCATAATGACGGAACAACGAACACAACATATACGTGTTTTCTATTAGTGCATCCGCGGCACTAAATCTGTACATATATATACTTGCATCTACTACTATGCGCTTATTTCGAAGATCTTGCAAATTTATTTTTTTGGTGACATCTTGACATCGCGATTGTAGAAACGTGTTAAGCAACCTAACTCCCATATTATTGTAACAGTGTTTATTTGCTTATAATTAAATTATAATTTATCATATCAATTTTTCAAACAACTTCTATTACAGTCATTCTCAATGACTTTGGAACTACTTTACGATTGTATTTCTTCCCCCGCTTTACAATTTGATGCATCTTATCTAGATCCTGAAGAAGTGGGCGAGTATCATAATGTTGTTTTATAAACTCATAAAATTTATTCAGATTTCCATTGGTCTTCTTAAAATTCAATATATTAGAATTATGCTTAATACACCATGTTATAAATTGATCCGCATGCATCAATAATACCATTTTAAGTATATAATATGCAAAAATATTACTCTTTTCTTTATAAAGAAATTTACGTGCCTTGATACTTATGTCATCCATCTCAAATAAAGTTTTATAGTAAATACCCATAAATTGCAATATTTTCACACACTGAAAAAGTGAAAAGATTTGTTCAAAATAAATGCAATATTCGGCATATAACAGAAAGTTTTCTTTATTGTTATAATTATCCCGTAAATAAAAAGCTGTAAATAAACAATTAAATATTGTTGCCCAAAATTCGGTGTAAGTTTCGCTGACATCCATGGAACTTGAAATGGGAAACAGAGCCTTCAATTTCCCTCGTAATTCAGAACTTATCATATTAGACCAATCAAGACCAAATGCGTGAAATGTTTCATGTATAAAAACCTTAAATAACTCTTCTTCACGATATATGCAAATTTCACCATTTGTAGGACATGCAGTAGTAACGCCACCATTCACGTGCGATGGACCCAATACAGTAAACTGTGCTTGAGGCAATTCTTTCTTATGTGGACATAGATAACAATGCGCCGTTAATGTCCTGGAACAGTTAGTATTAGTGTATGGGATAATAAAATATAACCATACAAACATTCGTTTCGCGATTAGATCTATTTTCGCAAGTTCGTTAAATTGTCTATCACTTGTTAAATATAATTTAATTGTCATCTCCCGCCCCAAAATACTACCTTTGTATGAAATAATACCTTTGGTATTTCTTTTAATAAAGCGGCGTATATCCTCAGGTACATAAACACCCTTTATTAACTCACTGTGTCTAATATCCCCCAAATGCGGCGTCTCTTTCATTTCGCGCTTTATCCGAGGCGTTCGCCACATCGCATCTATTTTGCTGTTCGACTCTTTTATTTTCTTGTAAAAATTTAAAATTATACTATCAAACATATGCTGCTGCTGCGCGGATCGCTTCCTTGCAAATTTATGAAAATCCTTCATTAAAAATGTCATTAATATTTCAGAATCATTAGAAAAATCCATAAGTGTTATATAATATACATATTTTCTTTAGCTTTATAATAATTATTGAATTATTATAAATTTAAGAAGATTTTCGCAATAAACTTCTAATTTTCATAGTATCATAAAAGACTATTGGTGCCTGCCCTCTAACGAAATGCTGTAATTTGGCATTCTTTGTAGCAAGCAAAACCTGTTTGGCTAAAGGATCACTCTTGTATTTTTCTAATTGAGCACGGTACATTGCGCGCTCATTCTCTTTTGAAGTGAAGAAGGTAGGATCTATCTTTACTGTTTTTGGACGCACTAATTTTCCCTTGAATTTTCCAGATTTTCCACCCGCCGCCTTTGCTAATTCCGGACTCTTTGCAATCTCTGAATCAGAATCTAAGGCAAATTTAGCATAAAAATCAGGATTGTTCCTTTTAAACTTTGATCCTTGATAATAATTTTCAACCGATAACCAATTCATACCATCAATAACTATTGGTTTTTTTGTTACATAAAAGTTAGATAAAACAGTACGCCAATTTGGGATAGCTGCCAATTCAGCATACTCTAGTACCTTTTTTTTGGTAATTTTCTCTCCAGCTCCCTTCCCAGGCTTTGGTTTACTGGATGATTTTGAATAGAACTGAAAGACTACTTCGGGATCAAATGTAACCTTCTTCATATTATCATAACCTTCGTCACTTTTTTCCTCCTCTGGTAATCCTATATCTTCCGCGCCACTATCAGTCACCGGAAGAGTCGCCGCTGGAGATCCACTTGTTCGCATGGCTGCAAATTCAGGGATCATATTATACATACCTTCGCCCTTTGATTCTACACATTTGTTGAATATCATTTGCTTGATACTAGGCGGCAATGTTTGAAAATTAAAAATACGCTGATCATTGTATTTTACCAATAAATAATGATCGCCGCGATATGATGCTATAATGTAATGTTTGGGTTTGAATGAACCCTTGCTTTTAATATCATCATCCACCATATCACCGCATTGTAAAACATTATCAATGTCGCCCCGTTTGTAATTCTCAGAAGATAAAATTACTAATTTAATATCCAAAGCCTTTTCCAAAATATTAATCGCCCATCCTTCAGCCCAAAAATTGCAGGTTTTAATCTTAGCTTTTAGTTTAGCTACACTATCAATCCCTTTCATCCATTTGAATTCATGAATCAACTCTCTAGCATGCTTTTTCTCAACTGCTATTTTTTTAAAATCTGCTCGCAATTTATTACCCTCATTTGCCAAAGCCAGTTTCTCTTCGCGTGAAGGAGCTGTCTCAAATTGTACCTTTAACAATTGCATCTTGTCCCTAATTTCTACCTGTCGCGCTGTAAGATCTCGCAATTCAGTAGAGTACATATCATAATGTTCGCGAAAATTGGATAATACCGTCTCATCTGCGGCATCGCTAACTACTTTCCGTAATGCAGCCACGGACATATCTCTAGGTATATCCTTAAATGCATCTCTTATGATAGCGAACAAACAATCGCCCCCTCCCTCATTATCTAACAATGAATAACTTCCATTTTTCATAAATTTTTTAATCCACGAATCGCTAGCTCTTGGCTTATAAATTTCTCGTTCCTTCATCTCCTGATTCATAAGTGCAATCTGTGGATCACCCTTTGATTCTTCGTCTCCCAATATTTCCTCTAATACGGTTGGTTTATTTGGTGACGTCCATTCATCGCTACCGACTTCCTCCTCTTCTAATTCGCCCAATTCACCCGTTAAATCCGATACACTGGCGGCGGGTGGTTCTGGCGTCCCGGTCTGTAAATTTACAAGCCTATCCCCCATTTTTGATTTCAAAAACTTTTCATTGAAAAAACTATAATATAATGGCAACGGGTTAACAAATTTATCGATATCTAAGTCCCCATCTTCGTCCATAAGCTGTGTATAGTTACTAGCCAAGAACTCATATATTCCAATTTGATCGACCACTTCACCATCTTTTATAAGATATACCGGTACATATAGTATATTCTTTGCAGAATAGGTATATTTTACATTGCCTAAAGCAATAACTGCTGCTGTATTAGGAAACAATTCTAATTGGAACTGAACAGCGTCAAATCCTATATCACTCTTATCAATTGTCATAACATCAGTATACTCGATCTCGGGATCTAATACAGATTTTACCATATATCTTATTCAAATATTAAATATTTACTTAAATATTTATCAGCCTTAATCTCTTCAATATAAGACCATAATCTTTTTCGCCTGTAAACTATTTCTACATTTTCAGGTGCCTTTTCAAAAAAAACAATATCTTCCACAAGATCTTGCTTTTTCTTTTTTCTTTTACTCAACTCATAGTATTCTGCTATTTTTTCCAACTCCTTTTTAGTATAATTTTCATTATATTCAAGTTCTTGTGCAATATAATCATCCATAGTCACAGCGGAGCACATTTCCATGTAATCCACCTGTTGAACAAGATCATCGTATGTTATGTTCTCCTTCGTTTCATTACTTACCTCCCGGAGAGAAAAAGAGAGATTGCCACTAGCATCCGTCATATAATTTATTATAATTAAATTTTTTTATACCTTTATGATTATTGATTAGTCGTCACACAAATCCATAAATTTGAAGACTATTTTACTTGTTAGACTAGGATGATCCCTATGTTTCATATCAGCGACCGCCTCTATAAACTCTTGCACAGAATCCCATCCCTCGCGCGCAGACAACATTTCTGACCCCTCCGAAATAAGGATACAGAGGTTTTCACCTATTTCATCCACTTCATTTCTTTGACCCTCCATTTCAATAGCATCAGTAAATTTACTCTTAAGAGCTGTAATAATATTCAATACCTTTTCCTCTTTCAAAACTCCATTGCGCATCAAATGAACAAAGAACGTGCTAACTGCGCGCCGCTTTTGATTTTCTTTATTAATTTCGCAAAACTTGTCATAATCCTCCTCTGCCGGCACAAACCGAATAACATCAAATAAGGAAAGGAATGTTTCGAAATTCTTTTTATAAATAGAGTTCATTACAGGGAAAATGCCCATCAAATCTTTATAAAGTTCAGCATACAACTTTGCCCAGAATTTATTAAGACAACCGATTTCAAATATTGATTCGCCGACCTTCAAAAGCTCTTCCTCCTTTGGCGAAGAATCTAGAATCTTTTGCAATAAAGTAATGATTTCGTCGCGCAAGTCTTTATAATTTTGAGCTGTAATTCTATTTAGCTTCAGACGGAGATCATCGATCTCCTTTTCAATACCCTCCTCATTCTTTTGAAGTGTTTGAGCTTTAAAATTGCGCATTTCCTGCCAATCAGCTGCTGTAATGGTTTGTCGCTGCGGGCGGCGGCGCCCCCTATTATGGTCATTATGGCGTTTTTGGAAGGTTGGCGTTCGTTGATACTCAGGTGCACCCACACGGAGTGCCAATTTATTTATCATTTCTACAGCTTCAGGATTTATATTTGCATCGGGATCAATAGAACATCCGATGCGATGAAAAGCGTGCAGATCATATTGTCTATCGGCTAAGCAGGTCATGGTGTATTATAATCTAATAACGTATTTTTATATTTATATCAATTTTATAAAACTACAGGTTAAAAAATTGATTCAAATAATATTATTATATTTACTTAAAAGCAGAAGCACAGGATAGTATATCATGTCAAACGAACAAACGAACCCCCCAAAAGACTCTAATGATTCTAGTTCAGGATCGACCACTCTTGAAGAGTGGGACCACTGCGAGGAGATGCACCAAGAAGTTTTGCGAGGTATTTATGCTTATGGATTTGAGAAACCTAGTCCTATTCAGAAGAAGGGAATTATTCCTATGCTAAGAAAGGATAAAAAAGGAAAGCGGCGCGATATCATTGCTCAGGCTCAATCTGGAACCGGGAAGACAGGTTGTTTCGCTGTAGGCGTTTTGAATATTATTGACCCAAGCTTGTCGCATACCCAAGCCCTAATTCTGGCACCAACACATGAACTTGCCAATCAAATTCTGTCTGTTGTCAAATCCATAGGTTCATTTCGCAAAGGTCTAGTTACACAGCTACTAGTCGGAGGAACATCTGTTGATGCAGATCGTCAAAAGCTAGATTCTAACCCTCCTCATATTGTGGTCGGTACGCCCGGGCGTGTCCACGATATGATCCGTAGAAAATATCTTAAAACGGAAAAAATCAGCATTATTGTGTTGGATGAGGCTGATGAAATGCTTTCGCAAGGATTTAAAGATCAGATTTATAAAATTTTCCAATATATGCCTTCAGAGATTCAAATCGGACTATTTTCGGCAACTATCCCTGAAGAGGCAAAGGCATTGTCTGAAACATTTATGCATAATCCGTCCCGAATTCTTGTTAAGGCTGAAATGCTTACATTGCAGGGAATTGCCCAATACCACATTAAACTGGACGGCGACGAACAAAAATATCTCACCCTGAAGGATGTCTTTAGCGGTCTCGCTGTTTCCCAATCTATTATTTATTGTAACAGTACTCGCCGTGTCGATGATCTTCATGAAGCAATGCTCCAAGATGACTTTCCGGTCAAGAAAATTCACGGCAAAATGGATGAGCATGAACGAAACCAGAATAATAAGGACTTCCGATCCGGTGCCTGCCGAGTACTGATTACCTCTGACCTATTTGCGCGAGGAATTGATGTCCAGCAGGTTAGCATTGTTATTAACTTTGATGTCCCAAAAAGCGAACATACGTATCTCCATAGGATTGGGCGTTCGGGACGATGGGGTAGGAAGGGAATTGCAATTAACTTTGTCACGAAACACGATGGTGCGCGCCTGAAGCACTTTGAGGAGTATTATAATACACAGATTGTGGAAATGCCTGCTAATTGGCGCAGTCATCTCGGTCCGTAATTCGTACATCACGCTATCTTATAATGTTATAAAACTATAATGTTACAAGAAAGAATACAAAAACACTTCAAATTACCGATTGAGTTTGCGGAAAATGTATATAAAACACCTGGTAATCTAGTTGAAGATCTTGAATTAGAGAAATCCATCGGAGATATATCAGATAATACTATCTATAAATTTTTATTAAGACCAAAAACCAAATTTGGAAAAAATGGTATTATGCAATGGATAGGTCATTATACAACAGATATTAAATTCCTTCAAAATCATCAAAATTTAATCTCAAATTTTAGTAATCAAAATTCTGAAAAAGAGGATCATGGTGCCGTTCACGCTTGGGAGAGCTACAGAAATATTAAAGAAGATGATAATTTTATTGATAAGTATCAATATCTTAATTGGGATAAACTCAAATTTCTTAATAAATCAACACTCTTTCTTGCAATTATGTCCATGTATAGCATTGTCTCACCGGCTTTGAATCTTTTAGCACCATTGTTATTACTTCTTATTCCATTCTTACTTTTGAAATTTAAAGGACTTCCTGTTACACTTTCTGCATATATAAGAATTTTAATGGTATCTATTAAAAATCACAGTTTTGGAAAGTTAATAACACAGTGGGCTGTATTGCCTTGGGGGCAACGCATTTATTTACTATTGATGGTTGGAATGTACGTCTATAATATATATCAAAACGCATTATCATGTTACCAATTCTATAAGAATTCATACACCATTAACCAAGATATTAAAAATATTAAACATCATTTATTTAATAGCCGCGAAAAACTCGGTTCCTTCATTGCAAATATTGGCAACTATAAATCGTTCGTACCATATAGAGAATATTTACAAAATAAATTAGAAAAGGTGGATATGTTGTATCAAGAATTAAATGGTGTACCATTAGCGAGCTTTAATCCAAAAAAAATTCCACTATTGGGTTACACAATGAAACAATATTATTTATTATACGAATCAGAAGAAATAGAGGAGACCTTACTATTTACATTTGGTTTCCATGGTTATATGGAAAAATTAGGAAGTATACATGCATTGTATAAAACAAAGGTGCTGACAAAAGCGAAATTTACGAATTCTGTAAAACCTAAAATATCAATGAAGTCCGCATATTATCCAACGATTGTATCCGATGATGTAATAAAAAATAATGTGTCATTAAAAACGAATAAATTAATCACAGGTCCAAATGCTTCCGGAAAAACAACATTATTAAAGACTGTAACCACGAATCTTTTATTAACACAGCAGATAGGTTTTGGCTTTTATAATAAAGCCACTATTACACCCTTTAATCATATACATTGTTATTTGAATATTCCCGATACGTCATCTAGAGATAGTTTATTTCAAGCCGAAGCACGGCGTTGTTTAGATATAATACAAACGATCGATGCTAATAGAGAAGATAAGCATTTTTGTATATTTGATGAACTTTTCTCTGGTACAAATCCATATGAAGCCATTAGTAGCGCCCAGGCGTATCTACAATATATATCCGAAATAAGAAATGTTAGATTTATGTTAACTACGCATTTTATACAGCTGTGTGATCAATTAGATACAAATAGAAATATTGAAAATATTAATATGGATACAACTATTTTGGATGATATTCCAACATATAATTACAAAATCTGCAAGGGTATATCCAAAATTAAAGGAGGGATTACTGTTCTTAAGGAACTTGGATATCCGGATGATATTATTAATAAAACAAGGAAAATTGTGAACAACTTTTAGGGGTTCGTTTGATTATAGTTTTAAAAATATATTAGAACTATAATAATGCTACAGACCATACTGACACCGCTATGCATTTCATTAGTTGTTTGTGGATTGCTATTTTTTTATTTCAAAAATAGACTCTCGAGTACAGAAACAAAAGTTGATCTGATGTTCCAGCTCATTCAAGAACATGAAAATCAGAGACAATTAACTGCGCAAAATTTTGCCCAAATGCCTCAGGGCGAACCTCCGCAGAATTACGAACACCCTTCTTCCATGCAGGGTGGCGAACCATCGCCTCTAATTGATGTTTCCGACTCCGAAGATTCCGACTCCGACTCCGACTCCGATTCCGAGTCAGAGGACGGTCGTCTAACCTTAGAAGAAAATATTGAGAATAATGATGCTATTAAGAAGGTCATGTTATCTATTTCCGGTGCAGAAATTGGCGATAAGCCCGCTCCAGCTGGGGTTAATGTCGTGGAGCCGGAACTAGTTGATCCAGGTTCTTTAGATAAAACCGATATCAAAGAAATTAGTATTGAAGAATCGGTGGATGTCGGGGCGCAAGACCTTGAAGATATTAACCTATCGGGTGCCGATGATGACGAATCTGCTGACGATGATGACGATGATGATGATGACGAGGACGAAACAGATGACGCGGGAGATAATACAACAACTTCGGTCAAAAAATTACCTACTGATAAACCTCTAGATAAATGGAAAGTAAAAGAGTTAAAATCGGAATGTAAACGCAGAGGACTGGAGGGTTATAAGAGCTTGAAGAAAAATGCAATCATTGACCTATTGAATAAAGCAAGTGCGAAACAAACAACAGCAAATTAATTTCTTATACTATTATAATATAACAGTATGAGTTGGGGAACGTGCTATAAAGCTTCTAACAATATCCACGCGGGATTTCCTGCAATGATGAGTGAGGGTAATTTATATACTGATTGGAATAGTGCCTGTCGCATGAACAATGAACTTAAGAAGAGTGTTGGGATAAACAGCAATTACTCTTACAGACAATGGTTGATCCAAAATGGCAACCGGGTAATGAATAAAAATACTATCGCAGCTTGCGCTGATTGCTGTGGATGCATGGAAAATTTTAAACCTGTGCCTCCATCAAACAAATATCTATTTAAAAGTTGTGCCGACAAAACGCAACCATTCGGATACGAAAACTCTGATTTAAAAAATCTTTATCTTTCTGATACAGCATTACAATCGCGACTTTGTGCCCCTATCATGACACAATCGCAGATGTTACAACATGGGTTGCCAAACTATAATTAAAAAACAAGTATTTAAAACAAAGCATAGGAAATTATAATATAATGAAGAAAACATTATATTGTATACGTCATGGAACAGCATTGCATAATATTAATTTTCCAAAAATAGGAAGGAGAGCATATACGGAGTTCCGCGACACCCCTTTAGTAGATTTCGGACATCTTGAATCCATTACTCTTGGACAGGAATGGAGAGATATTAATAAGATTGAATTGGTGGTTGTGTCACCATTAACTAGAACATTACAAACAGCTCAGAACATATTTAATTCAAAGCCCCATATCCCTATTCTAGCCATTGACTGCATCAAGGAATATCCTCAATCAGAAGAGACATGTAATTACAGACAAATGCGATCTATACTTCAAAAACAATTTCCATCGGTTGATTTCACAAATATTACAGAAGATGAAGATACAGCGTTTCAAGAAGCTAAGAGAGCCGATAATATAGAATTGGAACTTTTACATAAACGTATAGATACATTTAAAAAATGGATTGCTAGTCGCTCCGAGAATCATATCGCAGTTGTAAGTCATTCTTCATTCTTAGGAGAGATGTTATTTGGAAAAATAGGAGATGAAAACAATGAATTATTTCATTGTTATCCTTATGTGTATAAACTACCTATTAACGAGAGCGCCTATGCTTAGATCTCTTCCGTCTGCTCTTTCTTTTTTTATACTTTCTTCGCTTCGTTCTCTTACGTCTCAGCGTTTTATGATTTTTCCTTCTTCTTGAATAACGTCGTTTTCGCCGACGCCGTTTTTTTGTTCTCTTTTTTTGTCCACCGGCAGTCGCTGCGATTAGTGATCGTTGCGCCCCTTGTCCTAGAGCCGCTGCGGATACAGGCATGCGACCTGTCCGCATTGTCCCGAGTTTGGAGAGTTGTGCGCCGCTGATACCTTGAGTCTTGGATTTGCTCGCGATTTTTGAACTTCTCACGATCTTTGGACAATCAGATTTTCCTAATAATTTATTTCTGAGTACCTCCGCAGATTCTATGCTTAGTCCAAAAGGAATATAGTCTCTTTGTTTTAACAGGTTGCCTTGAGCTGTCGGCGAACTTGTACCAAACAGAAAATTTTCGTCCCACATATCTACCAACGAAGTCAGCTTTCCTAATAATGTGTCACCTTTCGGAAATGGTAAGGCAGGGCTTTCATTGTCAGTAAGTGTGAAACCTAAGTTCACTGGCGACATGATTTCGAGTTTTTGCATTTCATCCTTTGTAATCTTCCCTGTCTGAAGTCCATTTTGTAAATCACTTGAAGCCTTTTCTGCCAAGGCGACGAGTTTCGGCATCTCTTTTTGAAGATAACCATCTTCGGATGTGATTTTTTCAGTCGCCTTCATTAATCCTCGTGCTATATCAGATATAGGTGGCTTATTGCTTGGACCATAACCCCCCTTTTTAAGTTTAGCCTGGATATTTTTGAAATATTTAGAAGTACCACTTTTTGCATCCATTTCCAACTTATGTATAATATTGCACGCCACTTGTTGTAAGGACAATATGTCAGGATTATTAGATGAAAGATATGCGGTAAGTGTGTTACATTCCTCCTTTAATTCATCAGGAATGGAGGCGCGCAGCTGCTCAAAGAATTCGTCATTGCTTAGTTCCGTTCCCGCAACTCGGGCGCCGCCCCATAAGCTTGACCCTGGGCATCCTATTAGATAGCCCGCGCGATTCCCTTCCAGTGCCGCGCACAACATATCATGGAACATCTCCCATAAACCACGTAACATTGACCCAATACCATCAATCAGAGGTTCAACGCATCTATATACAAAACTTCCCATCCGCTGCGGAATAACCTTGATTTGATCCCAGAAAAATATGATAATTTGTTTAATTAATTCACAGCCTGAGCTAATGACAAATATAAACATTTCTGTTGCATCCCAGTCTGTTCCTGCCACTGAGAATAAACATGTCCACAGGCTTAAATATAGCATTATCATTCCTATGAGAATGGCGCCCTCCGCACCGTTTCCTAGGGCTACACCAACATAAGGAATCCCTTGTAACACAACATTCGCCCCCCTGCCTGCTACCCTAGTCGCTTGATAAACTACTTTGTGCGCATAAATTATGAATTGCACGATCATTCCGAGAAATTTGAAAAGGCATGGAAAGAAATTCCGACAATTTAATGGATAACATGCCGCATGTAACTCTTGTCGTGTCTGCTGATTATAGCGGGCGATATCTGCAGCTATATCGTCTAATTGGCCCCTTACTGCTTCAAATTGCTCGTCACGGCGCACCTCGATCGCGCTGCGATGCTCATGAGCTGCTTCCTGTCCCATTATGAGCCGTTCTTGACCTTCCACGGTAGCTTGGTTTCTTTGGTTTTCGAGAAGCCGTCCCAACATTCCTCGCATATCACCCAAATCCTGACCCATTCCTATTAAATTTCGCTGCTGATGCATCCACTGTTGACGAACTTGAGCGGTTGCGTCTCTAATTTCGGGCGGCATCTGTGCTTGCATTAGCCGTTGTTGTTGGGCTGCCGTCTGTACCACAATAGCAGTACCAGTAGTATCTTCTACTTGTACCTCAGGGGCGGATATATCTAATAGCTCGCCAGCATTTCGTGCATCTCTAAATTCCTTCAAAAGTTCCCGACCTTTTCTATAGTCCTCTAATAAATTAGCTCTAGTGGTATTTACTCCAGCTGCTTTCTCCCCTAAAGCGCGATAAGCAGCTCCTGCTGCTTGTTCTAGGGCACCAAGATTAATACCTTGTATCTCTGCGCGAACGCGCCGTAACCTTCGCTGAATCGTTTGTATTTGTCCCTGTATTTTGGTATGTTCCGCCTCGTCTACAATTTTTCCCTCATCCACAGTGGAGGCAAGTGCAGCCTGCAATTGTTGCATCTTTGCTTCAAGAGGTGCGATTTGTTCTGATACACGTTTTTTTCTAATATAATCCCTCCTTGTATTTTCGTATTGCCTTTCTTCTCTAAATCTTATCCCCAAATTTCTTTCGATCTGGGCTATAACCACCGCACGGTCTCTAGAATTCGCTTGGTAAAATTCATTCGTAAGTAAATTCAGAGCAATTAATCGCCGTGCCAACTGAATTTCATCGTTGATTCGCGCCATTCGGTTGTCCATGTATATAATATAAAATTATTATAAAACATAAAAACAACAATATTAAGAAGTTATTAAAAATAAGATTAAGTTTATATATACATGAAAATACTCAGTATAGATGTTGGTATGAGACACCTTGCCTACTGTATTATTAATAAAGGGCAAAATAATTATACGATAGAATCATGGGATATTATTGATTTATGCAATGATCAGCATAATACATGCTGTGGAAAAAAGAAAAGTGGCGCATCTTGTGGTAAACCGGCTAAATTTCATAAAAATGGTAAATACTATTGTAAATTACATGCCAAAAAACAGCCATTTATTGTACCCCCGGCAAATATGAGATTGTCTAAAATAAAAAAGATGAAACTTAAGGAATTAAAAAAAATAGCAGAGGGTAAAAACTATAAACTAACAAAATCTAGTAAAAAGACCGATTACATTGAAAATATTGCTATAGACCTCTCCAATAATTATTTAAATCCCGTTATTAAAACAAACAGTAAGGATATTAATTTTGTAACATACGGGCACAGAATAAAGTCTTCGTTTGATGAATTATTACGCGACAGCCCGATTGATTGTATGATAATTGAGAATCAGATTGGTCCGTTAGCATTAAGAATGAAAATGATACAGGGAATGATTATGCAACATTTCATAGAAAGAAACTGTAGTAGTATCAAAGAGATATCCCCAGCGAATAAATTAAAAGAATTTAGTACAAAAAGGAAAACATCCTACAATGAACGAAAGAAATTAGGAATTGAAGTAATGAGGAGTTTATTGGACGAAAATGATAATATATCCATGTGGAGTGCTCATTTTGAAGGACATAAAAAAAAAGATGATTTGGCAGACTCTTTTTTACAAGGTCTTTGGTATATTAAACAATTATAAATGCGTCTTACTTAAAATTATAAGTTCTTTATTAAACATAATGAGTGCAGAAATTATTGATATTAAGCTTGGTAATAACAGCCCTCCATCTTCCCCCAAACTTTCGGTTGTAGGAAACGGCGATGAAGGTTTGATCAAATTAAACAATCTTCCTCCTTTAGACATAGGTAGCACGACAAGTGAAAAGAAAAGTGTTAATTTTGGACCTGGCGCCGATCTACTTATTAATCAGAAGGTTGCTTCTAAATCCAACTCTCCGAAGTCTGATATCAACTTGTCTGAATTACAGAGTCTGGCACCTGGATCTAATTCCTCCAAAAAAACAATGACCGCTGCCGAACGGTCAAAATTAGCTGCAAATATTGAAACAAGAGGATCTCCTACTGGAAATATCAAACTCAATATTTCATCCTCAAACTCCCCTCAACAAAGTCCACCCAGTGGCGGCAGCGATAACAGTCCTAACATTAGACTAGGTGTCGCAAGTGCAGATAAATCCAACGAAACCTGGGACGGATTTAAGAAATTCAATGAAATTCCTGTTAATCCAGTTGCCGAACCTCCCGAAAAACCAAAGTTGACGACCGAAGAAGAACTCCGACTCAAGTTTTCCTATATCAGAAAGCTAGAAGCTTTAGAAAAACAGGGGATTACGATTAGTAAGAAATACAATATGGATGATAAATTGGAGGAGATGCAAGGCGAGTATGAAATGATTAAAGCTGATATTGGAAAACGTAACTCAGTTAAGTTTCAGGGTAAGATGTTGATGGCATTTGTTTCTGGTATTGAATTCTTAAATGGAAAATTTGACCCATTTGATATCAAACTAGATGGGTGGGGAGAAGCAATCGGCGAAAATATCGAAGAATATGATGAGGTTTTTGGTGAATTGCATGAAAAATATGGTGGAAAAGCTAAAATGGCGCCTGAGCTTAAACTGTTATTTATGCTCGGAGGAAGTGCCGCCATGCTCCACATGACAAATACTATGTTTAAATCGTCAATGCCGGGTATGGATGATATTTTGAGACAGAATCCAGAATTAATGCAACAGTTTACCAATGCTGCAGCTCAAAGCATGAATGCTAGCAATCCCGGATTCGGTAATTTTATGTCCGGAATGATGCCAGGGGGTCCACCACCTAATATGATGCCCGGAGGCAATCCAGCTGGTATGATGCCTGGCGGCATGATGCCTCCCATGGGCTCACCGCCTGGACCGCCGCGATCTGACCCAAGAAGTAGAAATAGACCGGACCTAGATGCCGCGCGCAATATACCACCCCAAAAAACTTCGCGTCGTGACATGAGCGGTCCATCCGATATTAGTGATATTTTATCAGGTATTAAAACTAAAAAGGTAAATATTAGAAATACTCCAAATCCAGAGACCATCAGTGTTTCGGAATTAAAAGAGATGGATGTATCTAGCGGTATTCCTCAAAAGTCAAAGCGAAAGCCTAGATCGGAGAGAAATACAATCAATCTTAATATTTAAATACCATTTTATAATATATATAAAATGGCAAGTCAATCCAGTATAATTAGTAATGCAGTAACAAGCGAATGTTCATTGAGTATATGGGATCCGTGTCCACAATCATATCAATGGGGAGTGAACTGTGCAGAAGCTACTCTTATTTCCAGATGTAGGAAAATACAAGCAACCAAGGAACCTGTTGAGAATAATAATTTTTTCCCACAATTTGTTACAACCGATGCAGAATCTGAAAATTGTACTGCATGGCAAGAAATGTTACCAATTAGTCAGATTAATTCTTCCCCTGCGGCGAAACAGGCGGCTAGTGATACAATGCCGCAATACTCTAATGTTGCGACAAAATTTAGATTTTGTATAGTTTTAGCAGGGCCACCCGGATCCGGCAAATCTACAATGCGGTCCACCTTAGTAGAACGGGCAAATATTATTAATAAAGCAGCGGCACAAAAACCATGGACCGAACTAGGTCACGACGAGATCATTGAACACGACGACGCCTTTATTCACACATTAAATGATATTACAAATAGCATTAAAAATTTAGACAATATAACTGTGGATGATATTAAAGCCGGCATTAATAATTCGGGAAATGGAATATATGGCAACAATTGGCGACAACTCTTAACTGCACAACAAGAAAATTATGATAGGGCAAAGGGGGATAGTACACAGACACCTGCGGCAAAACAACAATTGAGAGAAAATATCTTGGAGAATATTCAACAATTGTCCTCTATTGATTCTGAGATCCTCAGAGGGTTCTTCATTGGTGACATTCATAAGCAAAAACAGCAAATACAAGAATGGCTACAAAAAGAATTTCTTGAAAAAGGAAAAACTGTCCCTTTTGGTAATCCAGAAACAGGATTGATTAATAATACAGAATTAGCTTATTTAAGGACCGCATTGGCTATTATCAATGGTATCAATATAACATATGAAACCTCCCTCAAAGATACAAGATCTCTCCAATTTCTATTTGAATTAAGTAAGATAGCTACGCAAGGTTGTAAAAACTACAACTATATTTTTCTCATGGGATTTCCTATTGTTGATTTTAATTCCTTGGAAAATAGAATAATATCGCGGTATATCGGCTGGGCAAAAAAATCAGAAGCTGTTCGTCTTGATCCATCAACGCGCGGCGAAACAGTGGGATTATCACCGCTTCTCTCTAGAGAACGATATATTAAAAATATGCAAATTGCATATTTAATACTAGCAAGTTTAATATGGTTTTGTACTGGTCCACTAACGCCGTCTGCTGATGGGACTGATCCGGGACGCAGTAAATGCCCTCCGGGAATAGGCATAGACTTTCTATTACTCTTTGATAATACCGGCTCCAGGAAAGACAAGGAATATGCCTATGTACCTATCAGTAATAGATCTTATAGCATTGGAATTGCAAAATTTATAACTAGAAGGACCAATATTCAAACAAATACGAAGAAGGCGCTTATCGCATTACTAATGCGTAGTTTAAATTGTCTGAAAGGTGTTTCATGTCACACTAAAAAAATCAGTAGTGCTTGTAAAGATCAGAGTTGTGCGGATGCTTGTGCGGGAAATTTTCCAGCTGATATATCACTAGAAGGAAAGAGCGGTCTTGATGCTGACAGCAATTGTTGGAAATTACCATCACAAGATTCTATCGTTTTTGGTGAACATGACGGTAATATGCAAAACTATGAAGATGATTTAAGTGAGTTTTTATTCTCAGCAATAGCATCTTCTGTTGATAATCCTTCAATAACAAGACAAACGCGGACCGCCGTTTTAAATCTCAAAAGAAATCTAGTTAAAAATATGTCCGGCGATGCACACCAAATAACAGAAATGGATAGTGTTTTTGAGAATCAACTGGCAGTGTTTGCATTTAGAATGTTGTTAGAAAATTTACCAAAAATTAGACAAAGTGGCGTACCCATCCCTATTCCGGAATTTGCATCAAGAGTTGAACAATTAGAAGATTACTATGGTACCCAGACCATATATAATTATTTAAAATGTATAGCCGATGGTGATGCAGTCGGAGATGGAAATATATCCAAATGTGCTGCTAATTTAATACCCAATGCGCCTGAGAACAAAGATAATCCAAAACCGCCCACCGATTGCTTAGAACGCCCCAATTGTGAACGTAGAGTAGAGGGAGGTGGAACAAAAAAGAGAAGAAAAGGTAGTAGAAATAGACGCACTAGGAAAAGAAGGTAATAAAATTGAAGTTATTATCATGAATAAAATGCAACAATAACCAAAAACACAATCTACCCAAATGCACAAGAATTGCCCCACTTTTGATATCGATCTTGATGCTCCGCCTGAAACCAGGTGGGATCATATCATTCCACATTATAAAACACAAATCCCCAAAGCTGCGGGGTTGGCAGAAGAAATGCTTGGATCAAAAAACGCCAACCTGGCAGAAAATATACTCAACATGGCAACCTCTTGGAATGTTTTGAATATGCCTGGTTGGGATGACGAAATTAAAGGCATATGCAAAAATAGCGGCTTATCCGTCGGGAAAGTACTACTTGTTCAATTGATATATGAGGCATTTGCGGCTTGTACATCAGTTATAGTAAATGGTAAAAATCATCCAATTCACATACGAACCATGGATTGGGATCTACCAATTTTAAAAGAATTAACTATACAAATCAATTTCAAACGACGCGATAAAACAGTATTTACTGGGACAACATGGGTTGGATATATTGGCGTGCTAACCGGAATGAAAGCCCGCGCCTTTTCAGTATCTATTAATTATCGTCAAACTCATTATGGTATAAACTCCCCAATTAAAGGATTTATGTATAATTTATATAGATTCGCAATGGGTCATTGGGCTATAGGATTCCTAGTGAGAAATGTTTTGGACAGCGATGCTAACTATTATAAAGCGGTCAAGAAATTTACGAATGCGGAATTAATTTCACCAACCTATATAACAATTTGTGGAACGCGTAAAAATCAAGGGATGATAATTACGCGCAATCGTTCGCCGTGTGATAATAATTTTGGAAATGTGAAAACTTTGCTGGAGGAAGGCGACATAGTGCAAGCAAATACCGATCATTGGCGTACAGGCGACATCTGTCGCAAAGACTGCGTTGGTGACGAATGGAATAATATTTGTGAAAGCAAATATCGTCAGAAATTCGTTTTAGATGCGCTGGACAAATACGAAGATAGACACTGTCTGGATACCCTTTGGATTATTATGGCAACTGACCCCTGTTATTCGGATGATATTACAATATACACATCATTAATGATACCAGCTGAGAGCAAAATAGAAACAGAGGTTGACATTCCAACACGCAGAAAAAAAGCAGGTAAAAAACTCTACTATAAGATTATTAAAAAATGTAAAAAAATGTATAAGGCAGACGCTAACTAGTCAGGTTAATAGATATTATAAATTAATTTAAACAGATACTCTTAACATTTTTAAATGACAGACAGACGAGAGGTAGTACAAGCTATACCAGTTGAAACAGGTTATCATGTTGAAATGCCCGATGCGGAAGGTATTAGTTCTAAAATGATCGAATGTTATAATCTCCGAAGGACTGTCATGATCCTTTGTGCTATAGATTTTTTCTTTGATCTTGTATATTCATTTTATTCGCCATATTTTCTTATTCCAACATTTATTGCATTATTTGGATACTATGGCGCGGATAAATATAAAAAATGTCTTGTTTTGACATATTTTATTTATATTACAGCAGATTGGTTAATGAAATTAGGATTACATATATCAAATGCCGTTGAAAGTTATAATGGAATGCAGCCGACACCTACAGCATTTACATGGATGCTAGTTATAATATCAACAATGATAGATCTGTGGATATCAAAAATTGTTTTCAAGTACTGGCAAAGTCTCAAAAATATGCCTATACTTGAACTAACAAGACTCAAAGACACTACTATTACTATAAGGCGTTTTGTTTACTGGTAAAATTGAAAGGTTTCGGATACTATTATTACCATCAACCGTCAGATATGGATCAAAAAGAACACAAGCTCGTGATTATATGTTTCCTATTTATAATAGGGAACACATATAGCTGCAATATAACAAATAAACCTTGGTGTGATACTATTCAAAAAAACGATGTTTGTCCAGTTGGAAAAGACGTTATTAATTATACAGCATATTCCGGTTGTCCAGCAACCTGCGGCTGTTATGGCGATACAAGGTGTTGTGATGATGGCGGAAATATTTGTACGCCAGTAATGCCCGCTCGCTCAGGGACGTGCTGTTTTGCAGCAAATGGTTGGTGCCAAGATGGACGCGATGGCGAAGGTAATATGCATGCGGTCTGTTGTACCGGAAATACGACCTGCGTTAGAAGAGATATTAATGGCTCTTTATCGCCCCATGGATTCGCTACTTGTGAACCGTTTTAATACTATTATCACTCATCAATAACTGATTTTATACTAACGTCATTGGATAAAGATTTGATAATCTTATTTTTATTTTTAGTTAATTCAATATCGTCGCCGCCGCCCATTATACTACGTACAATATTAAAGAATTCTTCTGATTTAGTTCCATCTCCCTCATAGTCGGGATTTTGTTCCTGCCATTCTTTTAATTTTAAACGTTGTTTTTCGCTTATATCGTCAATAGATTTACTCATTTTGATATTCCCTTCATCTTTTTCCCAGGTATCATTGTCTTTTATATAAAATTTTAAACGTTTTGCATCTGAACAATGTAATGGTCTTTCACGTGGATCAATATCAGTTAAATTTTTAATTAATATATTACTAACTCCCTTTACATATCCATTTTTACCAGAATAATCTAGATCTTCTAATGTATACTTTAAATTATCGATAAAATCGGTAAGATTCATTGCGTCTTTGCAATTCTGATTTAAAAATAGATTGATATTTAAATGACTATTGTTAATTGTTGTGGTAGATGATTGGATATTTTTAAGTTCACTTTTCAAAATCTTAGTCTCTTCAAGAAGAGTCTCCATTTTATCATATAATTTAGTATTTGCTTGTAGAATAGCTTGTTTTCGTTGTTTAATACTAAGTTTGCCCTTACAACGCTTTTTATGTCTGGATAGTCCACTAGCATGACTATACGCCTTTCCACACGTTTTACATTGAAAAGGTGATTTTTCCACAACATTAGTATTTACAAACATCAAATGTTTCTTCGTAGCAATATGTTTTTTCCAACTACTGGTTTTACATGTATGGTAGTCACAATATGTACAATTGAATTCCCTTTGTATTTTTGGATGGGATTTGCTCATATATATAAATGGTAACAAAAAGTTGCTAAATTATTTTCGGAAAATATTGTTAATTTCCTGTATTTTTTAACTTGTAGGTAACTAATCTTCAAAAGTCGGTTTTAAATATTCCATCGCTTCTAGGCAAAAAAAACGAGCAACTTTTAGTTATCATTTTTTTACCATTTTTACCATTTTTTTTTATCGTAACAAAACAGGGAGGGTAATAAAAAAATGCCTTCGCATTCTCAGTAACAAAGTTGACGAGTGATTTCCTGAGCAACTTTTGAGCAACTTTTAAATGGTAACAAAAAGTTGCTCGAAATAATCTTCCTAAAAATTGCTTGTAGGGGCGTTTTTTTCATAATTTTGAAAACTCCCTTCCAATGTTGAAGTTGTGTCATATTTTGATACAAAGTATGATCCAAAATAATAAAATGGACATGGTCCATTTATGTCCAAAACAAAAAATCCCGTCGAAAATATCTTCAAAACTTTACAATTGAAATTTTAGTGTAATGGTTCATAATAATTTGGCAAAGATGGCATTATTAATTTCGCTGGCGTCCCCGGTCTCCGCACCTTTACATTAGTATCCATATACATTCTTATATAGTATATTAATGCTTTATCATCATTACGATCGATATAATGTGTCCATTCCCCCGGACGATCAGAAAAATCCTTTCTAACATAAAATGTTACGCGATCTGAATTATCATAATCGGGTAATACGAATGCCATTTATATATAATATTTATTTTATATAAATGGTATTTGGCTACTTACTCTATGAAGCGGTTGATTTAGGAGTTAATATTGTAAAAATAGGCTATAATGGAATACGCGGGGTATATTATTGGTACTATAATGAAGAATATCCAGAAGTTAAACGGGAACAACTGTTAATTAAAGATATTGAAACTCTAAATAGTCGTATTTTACACTTAGAAAAACAACTGGAGAATAAATTAGATTAACGACGGGTCCTTTTTCTTCTTCTCTTTTTCTTATTCTTATTGTGACGAGTTTTTTTCTGCCGGCGCCTGCGATGCTTGGTCCGTTTTCTATGTTTTCTTCTACGTGTTTTACGTTTCCCACCCTCGAATTCTTCTGTGGGGAAACAGGTAAGCTGGTTTTGTTTCATTACTAATCCATGAGGACAGGCTAGTATTTGCCCGCACACCCCAGTACCGCTAACCCATTGGGTAAAAGATGTACAATTAACGCCACCAGTCATAAACCACAACCACCCTCCTCTTGACAATGTATTATAACTACCGAAACTAGGCGGCATAATCATTTTGACTTCTTTCATAGTACCGCTTATTTGTCCTAGACCTTGTCCAGCAGCTGCGACAAGCGCTTGGTGTAGCCTATTTTGTATTCCAGAATTGTAATATCCTATCATTCTGGCATTTTGTGTACGAAGGAGATCGCTGCTTAGAGCGCCGACGAATTGGCGATTCCGATTAATGCTAGTGCCGCCCAATATACTATCATCTGGACTATAAATAACAAGTTTTCCACTGTCGCCACCCCGTTGTTTGCCTCCCCCCCGTCGTGATCCTTTGCTACCCTCCCACTGACCTTCCGGTGCACCAACGCCTATTGAATAAAAAATACCGTTTCTTATGATTACTAACAATGAATGTGGCATAGAGGGCAGGTCAACAAATACCCAAATTCCGGGTGAACATAATGCAGCATGATTTATAACACTAATGTCATCGCCCCACCACCACGAGGAGAAACTGGCTGCAATACCACTGCGTTGGTGTTCAGCATCCAGTTCCGTTTGATTCATTATCAATCCTGGGTGTAGCTGCCACCCCTCCCCTCCCCTCACAGCAAAAGGGCAGGCGCCGTTCACGCCAGAAGCAAGAATATTACCGCACCTTGCTGTCGCTTCTTGATATGGACCCAACCCTTGGGTTCCAAAGCAATTTGGAGCTAATGCGCCAAGTGAAGATAACCATTGAGTAAGAGCACCCTTTGTCCCCCCCGCTGCGGTTATTTGCTGCCCCACTTGTTCTAAGAGTGGGAAGGCACTTCTAATTATTTGTTGCTGCATATCGTTCAAATCATTATACAATGCTAATAGGAGTGGAACATGGTCCTGTCCACCGTTGACTGGCGTCCCGGACAGAGATCCTACAAAACAATTTTGAATATGCTCCCAGAATGCCCCCTGCTGTCCAAATGGTGTATATTTTTTTATTGCCGAATGATTGCTTTCCATCCATTGATTAAATCTATCTTGAAGAATTTGCCACTCTCTTGTATTGGGGCGCACAACTAGCTGCTGACCTCTATTAGTACCGGGCATATCACGAAAAAGCACCTTTCCATTTCTGTCATCATACCAACTCAATAATGGATACAACGTATTCCCATTTGGACCTGTAAATTTATTTAAATCTTTCATCCCCGCTGGCTGGACATTCAGTGGTGCATTAAAAGTACTAATAATATCTTTTGCCTGATAGGGATAACTTGCGTCCGCGGCAACTTCGTTCCCAATATTTTGTCCACCGGGTGGCAGGATTATTTTATGCCAATCTTTACCAGCCCCCTTTGTCCCATATACAAATAAGATATCACCTTCCACAAGCACTGAAGATCTAAATTCTAAATATACCTGTCCTAGAATCTGGTGCCAATCGGCTTGTCCCATCTTTTCACCATTGTAGACCGGAGGGTCTGCCCATTGACTTGCAGTGGAGGCCGCGGCATCTTCGGGCGATGTATACGAAATATTTGCGTCTACCATATGAAGATTTTGAAATCCACAGTTGTCACCTGTCTGACGGCACTGCGGTGTACGTGCCAAATCAACCAAAAATTGGAGTTGTTGTTCAACTTGCCCAGGTTCCG